CGCTTCGGCTGTCGCAATCGTCGTCGGCGTCGCGCTCGTCTTCACCGTCGGCGTCGCGTTCATTGCCTTTGGCCTGCTCGGCATGCTGTTCTCTGCCAGGGTGTCGTCATGAGCATGCTGTTCCGCTCCCGTCCCGCAGTCGAGAAACGCATGACCATCGACGCGCTCGGCGACCTTGCCCGCTCATCGTTCGCGTCATACGGTTCCTATGTGTCCGAAGATTCGTCGATGCGCCACGACGCTGTCTGGTCATGTCGAACACGCATCGCACAGGACGTGTCGATGATGCCGGTCGACGTGGTGCGCTACGACTCGCGCCGCAAGCGGTCAGAAGTGAACCCGGTCCCGCAGATCATTTCGACGCCGTCGGCTTGGACTGCTGCGATCGACTGGCGATATCAGATCGTCGACTCGTGGCTTGCCAACGGCAACGCTTACGGCTGGGTCACTGAGACGACTAGCGATGGTCGTTACCCGACTCGCATCGAGCTGCTCGAACCGTCGACTGTCATTCCGAAGCCGGGGCAGATGGGCACGTTCACCGTCGCCGGCCGCGGCGAGTCGACGATCTGGCCGCTCGGCAACCTGTGGCACGTCCCTGCGTTCACAGTCGCCGGCCAGCTGCTCGGCCTGTCGCCGATTCAATATCATCGCGTCACGATCGGTCTCGGTCTCGGTGCAGAGCAGTTCGGCAAATCGTTCTTTGATGCTGACGGGCATCCGCTCGGCATCATCGCGCCAGGCTCAGACCCGGGGCCCGAAGGCGCCCAGTCGCTCAAAGACAAGTTCATGGCAGCAGTCAACGGGTCAGCGCGCGAACCGATCGTGCTGCCGAAAGACACAACGTGGACACCGTTGCAGGTCAACCCGACCGACTCGCAGTTCATCAACACGCAGCGCTACACCGTCGAGCAGATCTGCCGGATCTTTGGCGAAGACCCAGCAGACCACGGTGCAGCAGCAGGCGGCGACTCGATCACATACGCCAACCGATCCGACGCCGACCTGGCACGGTTGAAGCGCCGCCAGTTTTGGGTGACGAAGCTCCAGCTCGCATTGTCTGATCTGGTGCCGAGCCCCGACGTGGTGAAGCTGAACACGTCGTCGTCGCTGATGATGACCTCGACAGAACGACACACGATCAACGAGGTTCGTGTCATCGAAGACGAAGCCGAGTTCGATGGCGACGAGTTCAGCGAGCCAGGCATTCCCGGCCCGCCGATCGCAGATACCATCGTCGACGACTGACTGTCGTATACCATCGCCGTTGAGCGGAAGGCTTCCCATGACCATTCTTGACGCAGCACCCAGCGTGACCCCGACCGAGAACATCGTCCGACGCTCATTCGAGCCTGGCTCAGCCGAGTTTCGCGAAGCCGCAGACGGCGCCGGCCGAACCCTGTTCGGACACTTCGCAGTCTTCAACCGTTTCACCGAAATCGATTCGTGGTACGAGGGCCGCTTCTTGGAGAAGGTCGCGCCAGGCTCGTTCACTGACACGTTCATCGAACGAGCCAACAAGATTCGTGTGATGTACGCGCACGGTCACGACCCGTCGATCGGCGACAAACCTCTCGGCGCTCCCGATCTGATGCGCGAAGACACGATCGGTGCATACTTCGAGTCGGAGCTGTTCGATGCCGAGTACGTCAATCAGCTGATCCCAGCGTTGCGCGCCGGCCAGCTCGGTTCGTCGTTCCGATTCAAGGTGACCGGCGAATCGTTCTTCGAGCCGTCCGAGGCATCCGAAGAGAATCCGCAACGCCTGATGGAGCGCACGATCACGAAGGTCGATCTCTACGAGTTCGGGCCTGTCCCGTTCGGTGCCTACGACGACGCCACCTCTGGTGTCCGCTCAGGCTCCGATAACTACATCGAGCGGCTGATCGGCAATCAAGATCTTCTCGCCCGCTACATCGAACGTGTCGGCGTCACCACCGCTGCACCATTCATTGCTTCGCTTTCGTCCTCGCTTGGGCATCGTGATTCAACGCCAGGCAATGTCCCCACCTCGCTTGGTGGTTCAGAGCAGGCATCCGCACTCGCATCCGCGCGTGCTATCGCTGCGGCACGAGCATCTCTGCTCGCCCGCTGAAACGAAAGCAGAAACATCATGAGCATGATCAACAAACTGACCGGCGAAATCGTCGTCCTCGAAACCGAGCGGAACGGAATGCTCGACGAGCTGAACACGCTGGCCGCACCTCCGGCAGAAGGCGTTGAGGCACGATCGGCTGAGGCCATCACGACTCGTTCCGACGAGATCGCTGCTCGCGGCGCCGAGATCCAGACCGAGATCGACGCCAAGCGTTCGCGCATCGTCGAGCTCGAAGCTCTCGAAGCTGAGCGGGCAAAGCCGACCGCACCGAACTTCATCCGCACGCCGGAGACCGCGCAGATCGATGATGTGCGCAGCATGGACAGCGCGCAGATGATCGACATGTTGAAGCGTCACGTCGACGATTCAGGCATCGACAACACATCGATGGTGCCGATCCTGCAACGTCACAAGGCGGATCGTGACTGGCTGAGGAATCTTGCAGCCCGATCGACCGAGGCGTACACGCGTGCGTTCGGCAAGATCATGACCGGCCGTGAGATGTTCCTGAGCGAAGAGGAGCGTGCCGCAATGGCGGTGGGCACTTCGACGCAGGGTGGTCTGCTCGTCCCAACGCATCTCGATCCGACGATGATCATCACGAACGACGGCGTGTCGAACGTGATTCGTCCGCTTTCTCGTGTCGTCACGCTGGCGCGAGAGAACACTTGGAACGGCGTGACGACTGTCGGCTCCACGTCCTCGTGGGACGCCGAGCTTGCAGAGGTTTCGGACGACTCGCCGGCAATCGGTGCAGAGTCGATCGATACGCACGTCGCTGCCTGTTTTGTGCAGGCTTCATATCAGGCGTTCGAGGACATCGAGAACCTCGCAGCCGACGTGGCAATGATCCTTCAAGACAGCAAGGAACGGCTCGAAGCAGTTGCTCACGCGACCGGCTCCGGTACGGCACAGCCGCGAGGCATCTTCACGGCGCTCGACGCTGCTGCTGGCAGCGAGATCGAGTCGGCAGGAGCGGCAGCGATCACACTGGCCGACTTGCAAGGCTTGAAGCGTGGCGTGCCGGTACGCAACCGTGCGAACGGTACGTTCCTCATGAACCCGATCTGGGCTGATGCGGTCAAGCCGCTGGACACGAACGTCTACCTCAACGTCGGCAACTCCGACCAGCTGCTCTCGAAGCCGCTTGTCGAGTCCGACGAGGCGCCAGCCGTGATCTCGACTGACGCTCTCGACAACGAAGTGATCTACGGCGATTTCCGTAACTTCGTGATCGTGGACAAGCCGGGTTCGTCGACGCTGGAGTTCATCCCCAACATGACCGGGACAGCTGCGAACTTGCCGAACGGTAAGCGCGGCTGGTACATGCGTTTCCGTTCGGGCAGCGACTCGATCAACGACAACGCGTTCCGCATGTTGCAGGACAAGACCTCGGCCTGATCCTCCGACAAGGCAGATTTCGGCCCCGACTCTCTCGTGCCCCCTGGCGAGATGTGGTCGGGGCCGTTCTGCGTTCCACGTTCTGTTCGATAGCTGGCGTCTAACCTGATGACATGGCAAACAGGATGAGAGTCAACACCAACGCAGCGCTCACTGTGGTCTCGCTGGGCAACTCGCAGATCACAGTGCTGGCAGATATGACCTACGACGTGGACGAGTCGCCGTGGCGAGAACTGCTCGTCGAGCACCCGCAGGTCTTCAACGAGTCCGAGCCCGAGCCCGAGCCGATCGTGAAGCACGCCGAAGCACCGGTCGAAACGGCCAGCGCGATACCAGGCGCCAAGCGCAACACGAAGCGACCAGTCGCACGGTGATCGAAGGATCTGTCACGATCGGGTATCTACACCCGGGCGAAGTGTCCCACGCGTTCTCGACCTCGCTGCTCGAAGTCATCATGGCGGATCTTGCAGACGGCCAGCGGCTGTTCCGTCACGAGAACTGGCGGCTCGCAAACGAGGTCGGCACCGGTGACATTGCGAAGGGACGCAACGAGATCGCGCGAGCTGTTCTTGATCAGACCGAAGCCGAATGGCTGTTCATGGTCGACGCCGATATGGCGTTCTCTGGGACGATCATCGAGGATCTGATCGAGTCGGCTGAGCTGATCGACGCTCGGGTGATGGGCGCGCTGTGTTTCGCGTCGAAGCGTGACGGGTCCAAAGAGTTCGGGGCGATCCGGTATCGGTCAATCCCGACGATTTACGATTTCGTCGAGTTCGTCGAAGGGTCTCCTGCCGGCGTTGTCCCGAAGCTTGACTATGACCGTGGCGCCGTGATCTGGTGCGGAGCGACCGGCGGTGCTGCTGTTCTGATTCATCGAACAGTCCTCGAAGAGATGCGCACCCAGTTTCTTGATGACTGGTTTACGCCGATCCGTCATCCAACCGGCACCGTGTTCTCTGAGGATCTTTCGTTCTTTCTGCGGTGCGCTGGAATCGATGCCAACGTGTTCGTCGACACTGCGATCAAGACGGCACATCACAAAGGCAACCTGTGGCTCGACGAGGAGAACTACGACATCGAGATGGCAACACGCGCTGCGTCAAGCTGTTCAGCTACCGTTGCCGACAACCTTTGAGGAGAGACGATGACGTATTGCACGGTGGCAGAA